AAGTATCCCTGAACCAGGGTACAAGCGATAACTCCCAAGCTTAGGGTCACAAGCTACAAGCACATAGGTATTCTTTGGGTGTTTCACGTGGAATGAAACTTGGTGCGGGGACAGCTGGACTTTGCTGGATTTAGTTCGCTTTAATTCCAGTGTGAAAAAGTTGCCGTTACTAGAGTAAGCCAATAGATCAGGAGTCCCAAGTAAGACCCTGTTTTCAAGTCTAATCCACGATATTGTCTTAATTTCTCTCTTAAGTTTTTTATATAAATCACGTTCTAATCCTATAGTTTTGTTAGGCATAATTCAGTCCAGCCCAATTACAAAACTTTAACAGGATTACCCATAATTTCTGTAGGTTTTTGGCAAGATAAAACCAGTCTATGAGTTTCTTTACTACCAATAATTTTATTTTCAAGAAGTTTTATTCCAACAATGTCATAAAATTCTCCATTAGGTAATTGTATCTGTACCCTAGCATTTTTTGTGACTTCGGCTTTCATAAACTTCTGCAAACCTTGATTGAATGTCTTTCCGTCTATCATATTTCTGATATTGATTTATACAAATTATGGGATATATTACAAGTATTATGTCTGTACCAAAGAGATTGACAGCACAACAAGAAAAGTTTGTAATGTACCTAGTATATGGTCATGAAGGCTATCCATGCAGCCAAACAGAAGCAGCGAAGCTAGCAGGGTATGCTGACCCCAAAGATTATGCTAGTAGACTCATGAACGTAGATAGGTATCCGCTGGTAGTAGCACTACACGATGAGTTGAAAAATGAATTGCACTCAAAGTATGAACAGGATCTACCTGGACAAAAGGCTACACTAGGACAGATCAGAGATGATGCAAGGAAGAAAGGCAAATACTCTGATGCAATAAGGGCTCATGAATTAATTATGAAAGCTGATGGTAGATTCATAGAGAGAAGACTCAACATGAACGCCAAGATAACACCGGAAGAAGCTAAGAGTCAGAACGATAGACTAATGAATATAGTTAAGAATAAAATAGCTATAAAGAAAATTAAATCTTAATCTTTTCCATCTTCAATATACATCCTCTTGGAAATACATTACGATCTGAAAACAATTCATCACCTTCTTCGTAAGATGCAAACGTTCTAATATTCTTTTTGTCTTTGTTAAATAGATAAGCTTGTGTAACCATTACACTAGGTTTAAACTTTGCAAAGTCTTCGGCTGTACTATGCCCCGAATCGCCCGTGATGTCGACCCAGGTAATAGAATAGAAATAATACTTTCTTTTCTTAATCACAACGTGTCTGTACTTAGATTTCTTATTTCTTCTCATGGTTTCTGTATACCCCAGGATTTATAATTAATAAATAATAAACTAAAAACACGCGCGCGACCCCTTATTTCGTTGGTATTACTAGCTTTTTTAACAATTGTACCAATTGTACCTCATTGTACCAAGCACCTTTGGTACAAAAATGAACGAATAACCATTGGTATTACTATCTTTTTTTAATTGTACCAATTGTACCTAGGTTTAAAAAAAAATAAAAAAAATTTTTTATTTTTATAAGAAAAAGTGTATACAATTGATTTATGGCCAAATTATACTGGAATTCATTATACTTTTTGATCATTTTTTGTATCCTGGCTATTTTCATTCTTGGTACAATTTGCATAATAATAGTCGACTTTCTGCAAGAACAAATGCATATAGCCTTGAAATTCCTTGTCAGACACCTCAAACTTCTGAAAGAAGCCATCTTTTGAACACATTAGGATTACTCCTTGCTGTATGTTGGTACCATATATTGTGTTGTGGGCCATAGCATACGCTGCTAATTGTGTGAAATAGTCATCAATCCATTCTCTTTGTTTCGGCTTGTTAGTTTGCTTGAAGTCTATTATACTTTCGCGCCCGTTATAAATTCCTACAACATCAGTCTGTCCAGCATACAACCCAGGGTAGTATAATGTAACCTCTGTACCCCACACCTCTCCCAGGTCCCCGAGCCCTGATCGAATAACCACATCAGCCATGCGCCCTGCTTCCTTGCCCAGAGCTGTAAGATCCAGATGTCGTTCACCCTTGATGTATCCTTCCAAATACGTGTGCATGCTTGTGCCCCGTAGGGCTGCGATGTCTTTTACACGGTCCGCACGTTGTGCACCCATCCTAGCACGCCAGGCGGCCAGGCTCTTCTGTTTCTCTTCAGACTGAGTCGCTTGTAATATAGTCGTAACACTCGGTAATTTTTCGTTAACTATATCGTAATGTCTTTTACCATCCACCAACGATCGACTCGATGACGGATAGATAAATTTTTTATTCCAAATCATTATTATTTTTAATTACGTAGTAAGCTATGATTGCTCCAATACCTAAGCATATCATATTATAGACAAACATACCTATGCCAAATTCGAATGTCATTTATTCTTTAATTTATAATACCAGGATACATCTCTACCATTTTCAAGACACCAATAATAATGACTAATTAAAACTTTTCTAGATAATCTTTCGTCAGGTTTCATAATTTCTTTTTTAATTCCTTTAGATAATCCTCTTCTTCTTTTAATTCTTTATACTTAATTAAATTAGCCTGCTTTCGCCATGCCCATGCATGTATCTGACCGGTCCAACCCATTAACCATATATAAAATTTTAATTTCATTCTAGACTCATCGCTTGTTTATACTCTTCAAGACTTACAACTTTATCATTCATAATTCTAAATTGTTGAGTAGAGTAATGTTCTATAATTTTCTGTATTTTTTCTAGCTTAGTGTGGGCGTAGGGAAAAAGTAGACAACACACGTAATACGCGTCCCTGAATGTGCATCGCCATTTGTACTGCATCAGATATTTAGTTCCGTCCTTACGTAAACCTTTTCGAGGTTTACGTACAACAGTTCCGCATCCTAATACTTCGTGGACCCAACGTACCACAGACTCATCGGTCATGGTAATTTCCATACTAATACGTTGTGACATGGACGTTCTATAACCTTTGCCCGTGTGTTTCTTTTTCTTTTCAATTCTACGTGCATAGTAGATACTACCCTCACCATCAAAAAGCCCTGCAATATATGCTATATCTGTTGACGACCTCATAACACCTTTCCTTTGTTACGAACCATTCTAAAATTATTATTCTCTTCTAACAATCTATTAAACTCTTCTTCCATTATATTATATTTCTCAGTTAATTGTCGAAGTTTCTTTTTTAGAAGTTCGTTCTGATTCGTAAGATATTCTATTTTATCTTCCATTATCTACCCCCTTCATGATCCATCTTACCGTTGTTGTGGCAGGATCAAAACCATCAAACTCTAATTTAGTGCAAGCTGTGGATGCCATCAGAATCAATATAAATATTATCAACTTCATCTGCATTTATTTCTCCTTCCGATTCGCAGATTCCACACTGGGCATGCTGCTCTTCTTTCGCTAGTTTGTAAGGAATTCTTACAAAACCATTTCCTTTACACACAGGACAGATAACTTTATTTTTCTTTTTTGAGTCGGCCATTCATCTTACTCGCTTTCTCATTTACCAAAACAGTTATTGTCTGTGATCTACTTAATATTGTATTCGCTACCATTTTTTTTCTAAGCTGATCTAAAAGATCATAGGTCTTATGTGATAGTGATACGTTTTTGTATTTGCTTATGTCAGTCATAAACTTTATACTCCTTTCTTAATATAAATTAATATGGGATTATTCTCATAAAATACAATAGGTGTCAATGAAATTTATTCTAACTTTTATATTTTGTTCAGGTATGGCTGGAACATGTTTACCACCAATAGAACATACTGAATCTTATAAGGATTTATACACATGCTTGGATGCAGGATATAAAGAATCTACAGTACAATTAAGTAATATTGGTCCTACTGATGTTAATGAAAAAAGAATATTTATAAAGTTTTATTGCGCACCAATGCAAGAAACATAATCCATAACGCGGTGTACAGATCTGTGTGCACTGTACTGTACACCGGCCGGCTTTGGTCGCTACCCTTGCGGGTTATAGCTAACGTTAGTGACTTAGCGCGAAGCTTTTGTATAGACGCCTACTCACCGGAATCAATTTTATCTACACATACAACCGATCAT